TGCGCCTCTATGTGCGCCTTGTGATTTTGTTGTGGAAACGCTTTTGGTTCTTGTCCGCGCATTGATTCTGAATTTTCCATTGCTGGGCTTTTTGGAGGTGGATTTCCTGGATCCGGTTTCAATAACGCGTCAATGTTATCCACATCCAACGCCTGATAAACTCTTCGATACGCCTCACGCAAATTATGCAACGCCGGATTGGCGATTGCCATTTGCAATTGTTGTTGCGCCAGCATGACACGCTGTGACATGGAAAATATGTTTGGATTGGATACCGGCAGAATGTCAACGCGATCATCAAAATCCTGTTGCTTGATCGTTCTGTTTCCGCCCTTCACCATGTAAGGATACTCCGGTGGAAGAAACATCTTGATGCAACGCGCTAATAAGTTAAATTCAACGCCTTGCGCGTAGTGCAAGCGCTTATGAATCGCGCTCATGACTTTTGTCCCTCTTTCTAAAAGAGCGAGCGTTGTTCCAACTGGATTCTGCTCGTTCCCTTCACCCATCTTCATGTCCGCGATCGCCGCGAATGATTTTCCTGCGTCAACACAGAAGCCTAAAAGGGCGAATAAAGTTTGAGATGGTTCCTTGTAAGGAAGTGGCAACAATGATTCTTTTATTGAAACTCCCGTCACGTCAACATCACGAAATTCTCCTGGCTGCAACGGCTCGTCGTGGTCGCGTATTCGCATGCCACGCGCCTTGAAGCCTGCTGGAAGATTGGCAAGAGTTCCTGCATCAACTAACTGCCGCAAAACACTTGTTGCTGTTCTTGACAATCCACCAAGCATGTGTATCAGACCAAAGCCGTAAAACCCCAGTCCTGGGAGGAACTTATAGTGCGTGAAATAGTCAGTTCGTTTTTTTAATTGGTCAGTTTCAATCCAGTTTCTTTTTATTCCTAAAACCTTGGATGAAAACTGATCAATGGTAATCACGTACGGAAGCTTAACTTCGCTTGGGTCCTCGAACCCTGGAACATCAGCGTCAACATGCATTTCCAAAAGAACGTGCTCATCATCATCTGATGCGAGCGTGTCGCTTGTTCCCTGGAGCTCGTCCACCTTATCGGGAACATCGCTTGTAGTTGAAACGGATCCGGATGTAATTGGAATGTCACGGTAGAATCCGCTAACCTGCTGCTTTCTCAGTTCATTGGAATCAATTTTCGTGACATGCGTAATTCTGATTGCATCCTCCAGTGATGTCGCCATGTAATTGACGACACAATCCTCGGAAGAAACGAATTTTGAAACCGGTCGCTGCAATAGTGAATCATAGTAAGTTTTCTTGAACGCCGAACCTGACAGAGGAAGATAGAACAGTAATTGATCCATGTCCGGATCATATTCCCTCATCACGTGCGTCAGTTGGTAATTCATGTAATCCTTGACACGCTTCGCCTGCTCTTCCACTTCTTGAGTTATTTCACCGACAACTTCCGTGTTAACGGGTCCTGCAGGCGGTAACAGTTCCTTATACGCCTGTGCCTGGAATTGCGTTACTGATTCCGCGAGCAGTGGATGTACTACGCCGGCTGCGCCCTCGAAAGGCTGCGTGCGGTCCTCATACTTGAATCCAAGCATGTCCAATCCCTTGACATACGTTTCCTCCCAATCCTTGCGGGACTGCTTGTCAGATTCATACGCCGCTACCAATTTGTTCGATAAAGCCTGGAGGTCACTGTCCTCTATGTAATCAGCGAGGTTCGCGTCAAACGGAATCTGTGATTGGTCTATTGGAGCGTTTGGATCCGTGTTTATGTCAGCTCCGCCGTCCGGTAGATTAGTAATCTGCGCGCCACCTTCAGAAGTAACAGTTTCGTCAGGAACTTGTATATCAGCTCCCTGACCCATTTGTAAACCATCTGTCAGAGCTTCTATCGCTTTTTCTATCGCACCGGAAGCAGGCATTCTTGATTTAATAGCCATTTTACTTCTTTACCATTTTTTTATTAACAATACCACCTTTTTTATAGACTGGAATAGTTGATTCACCCGGAATTTTCATTCCGGTGTTTATGTCGCGCATTTCAATTAACGGGATCTTCTCCCACGTATATCCGTTCCCGTCAACTATTGTCGTATTGCTGAACCTGAATCCGCTTTTCTTCGCCATTCTTTGCATCGCCTTCACTGCAATTTCATCGTAGAACTTATCCCCGCCTTTAGGGATGCTTCCATGCGCCTTTTTCATCTTTCCAGTTGAAAGGGCGATTCCGTCGTATCCCTTGTCATTCGCCATCTTCATCAGTCCCTGCATGAACAGCTTCGCGTAGTTCTCTGACTTCTTGAACGCGGTGTCAGGATAAACCTGCCCGCTCCTTCCAGTCAATCTCGCCTGCTCCTCCACTTTTTTCTGTAATTTCTTCACGTCACCGATCAGTTTCTTTATCGCCTTCTCAATGTTCTTCAATTCAGCCACATTCGCCTCTGATTCACGCTCAACTCTGGGCAACGCCTTGATCGCGTCCTTCCTGAGCCTCGTTGACTCCAAAGTCTGCTTTTTTGTGTCCAGTTGCTTCGCGAATTCGCCAACTTCTGCAAGGACATCGTGCCTATCGAGCCTTGGGGCGTATTTATAGCCCTTTTGAGCCACTCCCTGGTGAAGATCGGACTGAATTTCCTCCATGAGAAGTATTTTTCGTCCGCTTTCATCAATTCTCTCGCTGAATCTACCCCATCCGAAGGGTGAATTTCCCGTATTTCCCTTGAAAACCTCTCCGCTGAAGTGTCCTGACTTGTATGTTCCCTCTCCTGCCCTCACGGCACCCGTATCAAAGTTCTGATAGAACTTAATCTCTCCGTATCCTGACCCTCCGGGTATGAACTGCGCCCCTTCGTGGGCTGGGTTCTTCTTGCTTTTGTAGAAAAATCCCCTTCCCTCGCCCATGTCGCCCAGACGGTACAGCATTTTCTTCGTCCAGAAAGGAATCGGCACGTCCGCCGTCATTATCTGCCGGTCAAAAATGTTCAACGCCTGATAGAGCTGGCCGAACGCCTCCTCTTCCGGAATGTTCCTTGATTTCGCGAGATTCACCACGTCATCCGGGGAAACCAGGTGTCTCAGCGCGTTTAAATGGTCACGCTTTACAATTTCATTCGTTGAATGGAATATCTTTGGAAAAGCGCCTTCCCACAGTTCCTGGAAGTGCTGTCCCTTGTGAAGTTCAAAATTTTGTCCGCCATAGCTGCTTTTCAATAAAGAAACAACATCATCATTAATTGGATCTTCTCCTCTATGTATAGTTTTATTCGTTCCGCGCATGATGTTAATTATGCTTTCACGGATCTTCATTCCCGTCGCGTCCTGCGGTGGCTGATGAAGTGCTGTTAATAATCTTGGATCATTGGAGAATATATCCAGGTTTTCTAATTGTTGAGCACCACGTCCCCTTTCACGAATTCTTAGAAGCATGTTCGAAATGTCATTTGCTCCCCGGGACACCGGTTCCGCGATCGCTATGTCCATGTCAATCTTCGGCATCTCACGGTTGTACGCTTCAATGAGCTCTGTTTTTGACAGTAAAGGGGTTGCCGCACGTTGCTCTGATTTTAATTTTGCAAGAACATCACTCGCCTGCTTAACTTTTAATTTATGCGCCTGCAATGCTTTAGTTGCAGCAATAACTTCAGGATGTGTTGTATCTCCCCTATGCGTCTTCATCAAGTCACTAAAATTTCTTGTAATATTTTTTCCTTCTTCTTGGACTGTTTGAAGACTATCTTCTGCTCTTTTAAATGAAGCACTCCCCTTTTGTGGCTTCATCATATTATTGAGAAGTGGCTCCAATCCAAACTCATCAAGTTCTGTATTACTAACCCCTTTTCCCTTGACGTAGGAAAGCCATTCATTGGGAGTAAGTCTTGTATCCGGCGCTTCTTCCAAGACACGAACTGTCTCCAGGAACATCGCCGGCTTGTCCTCCACCGCCTGCCCCGCTGCAACTTCCGTCGCGGTTGGCGGCTTAATCTTTAACGGTTTCTTGATGTCTCCAAAACGGCCCACGGCACGTGGGACCTTTGACAGTTTTCCAAACAGGCTCGCGAATCCGCCAACTTGAAAATGCTGGCGGTCAATGCTTTCCTGCGGGTCCAGTAATGGTAATCCTTCCGGCATGAGTCCTCTCTCTGGCGCTATTGTATCAGTTAAGTCTCCGTTAATCAAGCCACCTTTGTTATAGGATGTTCCCTCATATACAATGGGTGTATCAAATTCTTTGCTAGTAAAATAATCTATCATTTCTTTATTGTCTTCATCTAGTGCTTTTTTCAAACCTCTCTTTTTCATCCATCTCTGAAGGGCTGGCCAATTCATTGGTCTTCCAAACTGTTGACCTTCTGTTTCAACTATTTCACGCATCTTCCAGAGTGTAGATCGGTCATCCTCCAAACTAAATTTTTTTTTATATCTTTTATAAGGCCCCACGTACTTGTCATTGAACGCTTTGTAATACTCTTCAGGGTTACCGCTTCTAACTGCTTCATCAACTCTCTTATCTATCCTCAAGCGTTGCTTATACAGGTTGGAAAGTCCTACTCCAATATCCCATGTCTGGGGGTCAGCAGCGCTTCTTGTTCCCATTGATTTATAGAATTTATGAGACGCATGCGCTCCGAATCCCATAGGGTTTTTAAGATATGAGTCAACATCCATTTTTTTAGGGTCTATGCCTAACTGAGTACCCAGTTCTTTTCTAAGATAAGTAATTCCTTTTCTATATTTATCAGAAACCTGTTTTCTGACCCTCCATTTATCACCAAAACCAGGATATCTTTCTTTTAGTATTTTAAGAAGTTTTCCAGGCTCTTTTTCTACTTTATTCAGGTACTCCTGCCATTTCGCAGGACCTAATTTTTGTTTCACCCCTCGTGTGTGATGCTGTAAAAGAATCATGTCCTCAGTGGATAAACCTTCGTAATATTTTTTAAGGACGTTGTATGCCTCCAAGTGAGCCTTACGGCCAGGATGTATGAAAGCACTCCATTGGCTTATCATCTCACGAGGCGTGAGGATGTCAGTGCCATATTGTTTATTATAGTCATTAATTATATCCGTTATGTGTATCTTACCACGACCAACTGCCCCCCTGTGCTTTTCCACCACTTTAATAAAATCATTTTGTTGCCTTTGCTTATAAGTAAGTGGTAATTCACCTTTTATTTTTTTAGGGTTTTTAAAATCCTTATTCAGAACAAATAGATTTTCATACAACTTAGTCTTTCCATAAAGACGTGTCTCCATTAAATCACTAAAATTTTTCTTATTGGCGGCTGGAATAGTGGGATCATTTATAATCTTATCCCTATAATGACCCTTTAAGAAAGTCCCTTTTTTTTCGGAAATAATCTTTAGGAAATCTTTAGGCGCGTTTCCTGGGTCTGCAGGCTTTTTAAAATCCTTAAGAATCATTTTCTTTATCTTCGGATCTACAGGTAATGTCACCTTAGCCCCTTGCTGAGCCTTTCGTATCTGACCAATTTTCTTGGTTTGCTCCCTATGCTTTTTATATAGTTTAGGCTTAATATAATCTTTACTTCTTTTTATGCTGTTTCTCGCCAGCAACCTGTTATACTGGGTGGAAGACCCTAGGAGATTTTCCGATACTTTTGAAAGGACGTCCGTGTCCCCAATATTCTCCCAATCCATGTTGTTAATTTCATCAGAATATTTAAGACGATGATTAATGCCGGTGAATGCCTTGGTCGTACTCGCGTGCGGGCTATTAGTGGCGTTAATTAAGCTTTCACTGCTAACGTTCAAAACTTTTTTCGCATGCTGCGGATCAGTGCGAATTAATTTCTGCATAAGGGGAATGGAGACAAGCTCCTTAGACGCTGCCGGATTTATTTTAGATAAGGAAAGAAATTTTGCAGCCTTGGGTAAAGTCGCAATGGCGCTTAAAAGGTTCATTACTGCAATCCTGCAGACCAGTCTTTAAAGTCCAGTGATTTTATCCCCTGGTTCATTTTATTTCCTGTGAACTGGCTTTTAATCTTGGAAATTCCCGTGCTAATAGGACGCGTGGCCGCGTGAACTTTTCCTAGCGTTGTCGGAGCTGCTGCGATTCCCTTGATGTTTCCAGTTGCAAGCGATAAAGGAAGGGCTGTCAGCATTGACGCAGCCTGCGTCGCTGGATTGTCGCCTCCGAACGGCATTGAGTACATGCCTCCTGGATCTTTAGAGGCACCCCACCATCCCTTGTCCTGCATTTCTCCCAGAATGGGAATGTCCTCGTAGGACGTCGCCGATTTATTAATTAGGCTTCCCTGTCCCTCGTCGTCAAGCTTGATGATTCCAAGGTGCGGCAACTGCATGTCCCCCCACTGTGTCCACGCTGCATTGGCACCCGGCATTGCCTGAAAATTTTTAATGTAGTAATAGTCGTCATCCGAATACCAGTCATTCTCATCCAGATAGTGCTTGCTCATCTCAGCCTTGAGGGCGTGAAGAGCTTCATCAACTTGGGCATTGCCCTTGTATTTTCTTTGTAGGTCAGCCATGTTGACCACGTCAAGCCCCCAAATACTATTGGCGGCTTCAATGAACTTGTCTTCCGTCAAGCCGTACTCCTGTATGTATTTTTCTATGTACGGAATGACCCCATTTTCACTTTCCTGATCCCTTGCAATTTTCTTGAAGTTCTTCCCCTTTATGTCCGTCGTGAAAAGATTTACGCCATACCCAATTGGATTTTGATAAAGAAGTCCTTTAAGCTTGTCGCCCAAGCTTATGTCGGTTTTTCCTGCTATTGTCGGATCAGCTGGCAACACTGCACGCCTTACAAGTGGAATAATATCCGAGAAAAATTCCCCAACCATCTTGGGTTGGTTTGCGAGGACCTTGCCCCATTCAGCTTCGGATGCAACCTTCTTTGCCATTTCCTTCAGTGTGGGTTTCATAGCATAATGATCCGCCAAGGCTTCAATGCCTGGTTTATAGTTCCACTCCTCCGGACTGGATAAAGTTTCCGCTGAATTGTCAAACGCGCTGGCTGTGGAGTATTCTTCCGGCTGCGTTATCTCTTCCTTGCCGGCTCCGTATTTTCCATATACGTCAGGCATCAATAGTACTCACGTTGGTTGTTTGTTTCCTTTTCATCATCCTTGAAATCGTCCTTTAGTTCAACATAATATCCCTGACGATAGCGCATCAGCGCCTGTGTCATGCTGTCCACATAA